CGGGTGCTGTCGAGTGAAGCTTTCACGAAGGAAGGCTTATCCCCGACCCTGGTCATTTACGACGAGCTTCACGCGGCCCCGAATGATGATCTTTGGAACGTCATGAGTTTGGCGCAGGCGGCCCGCGTCGATGCCCTCGTTTTGGGCATCACGACGGCCGGCGTTCGTACGGATTCTTCCGGTCAGGATTCGGTTTGTTACCGGCTTTTTCAATACGGCTCGAGGATTGCCGCCGGTGAGCAGGATGATCCTAGTTTTTTCATGGCCTGGTGGCAGGCCGGGCCGGATGCGGATCACCGGGATCCGAAATCATGGATGATTGCGAATCCTGGTTTCGGGACTTTGCAGGATCCGGAGGATTTCGATTCGGCGGTTCGTCGGACTCCGGAGAACGAGTTTCGCACGAAAAGAATGAACCAATGGGTGGCATCGTCGACGGCTTGGCTTCCTGCCGGCGCTTGGGATTCCCTTGAACGATGCGATATCCCAGGCCCGGATATTCCGGTGGTGCTTTTCGTTGACGGGTCTTTTTCCGGTGACTCAACTTTCATCGCTGGTTGCACGGTGGAATCGAAACCGCGAATATTCAAGGTTGCCGCGTGGGAGAAGCAACCGGAAGATTCGGACGAATGGCGGGTAGAAATATCCGAAGTGGAAACGGCCGTACTCGATGCGTGCAAGAAATTCCGGGTCGTGGAAGTGCCCTTCGATCCGTTCCGGTGGCAACGGTCGATGCAGGTTCTCGCCGAGTCCGGTATACCGATCGTGGAATATCCGACTTCCTCGCCGGCACGGATGGTTCCTAGTTGTGCAAAGTTTTTCGATGCTGTCATGAGTAACGGTTTATCGCATGATCATGATCCGCAATTGTCACGGCATATCGCTAACGCGGTCGTGAAAACGGACAGGTTGGGGCCGAGGATCGTGAAGGAAAACCGTTGGAGTTTACGCAAAATCGACGGCGCGGTTTGTGCCGTGGGTGCCTTCGACCGGGCAACGATGTACCGGGAAGCACCTAAACCGTCTGTTCCTATGTTCTTTTCATGAGAGGGAAATAATGGCCGCTATTGTGCAGCTGATCGGCGCGGTATCCGTTACTGCGGGTGCGGCCCTGATTGAGCCGGCGGCCGGATTCATCACCGGCGGAATTTTCCTGGTGCTGATTGGAATAGCAATCGAACGGAGCAAGAATGCTTAACAATTTGTTTTCTTCTCCGGAGAAGCGGGCTATTACTTACCAAAAGCTTTTCGAGATGGGTGCCGATGTCCCGGCCGGGACACGTTCCGGTGTCCGGATCACTCAAGAGAATTCGTTCACGATCGGCCCGGTGTATGCCGCTATCCGTTTGATTTCGGATTCTATTTCGACTATGCCGATGGATACGTTTATCCGGGATGATGGGCAGCGGCGGCCATATCGCCCGCGGCCCGTGTGGGTGGATAGCCCGGAACCGGATCCATCGATGCAACGATCCGACCATTACCAGGCCCTTTTGGTTTCTTTGCTTGTGGACGGTAATTCGTTTAGCCGGATCATTCGTGATTCCCGCGGTGACATTATCGCCCTTCATGTGATGGATCCCCGCCGGGTCGAGGTTGTCCGTAACCGGGAAACGATGCGGATCGAATTCCGGATCGATAACGGCCGGTTCATTCTCCCGGAGGAGGACGTAGTTCATATCACGGAGCTACGGCAACCGGGGAAACTTCGTGGCACTTCACGAATCACGGAGCTTCGGGAAACCCTAGGTTTAACGAAGGCACTTGAGGAATTCGCGGCTACGTTTTTCGGATCCGGCAGCACAACGGCCGGAATTATCGAAGTGCCGTATGAGCTTACCCAGGAACAGGCCCAGACTTTGCAGGATTCCTGGGAGGCCGGACACAAGGGCTGGAGGAAATCCCATCGACCCGGGATCCTTTCCGCCGGCGCCAAATACACTCAAACCTCTGTCGATCCGACGGACGCCCAGGCCCTCGAGTCCCGTGAATTCGCGGTCGAGGAAGTCGCGAGAATCTTCCGCATCCCGGTTCATATGCTGCAGTCGACCCGGCAAGGCGCCATGTCTTACGCATCGGTTGAGGAATCTTCCCGCCAATTCGTCACCTATACGCTGCTGCCGTATATCTCGAAGATTGAGGCGGCCTACACAAAGCTTCTCCCGGGTGATGCTTTTCTCCGCATCAATGTGGATTCCCTTTTACGGGCAAGCCTTCAAGATCGATTCTCGGCCTATTCGATTGCGATGCAGGCCGGATTCCTATCGATTAACGATATTCACCGGCTCGAGGATTTACCGCCGGTTGAGGACGGGGATCAATACCGGGTGAGTCTCGCTAACGTGAACCTGGCCGCAGCGAATATTGTCGAAACGGAAAAACGGGTGCAGAATGCGGTCCGTTTGATTACTTCCGGTTTCACACCGGAACAGGTTTTGCAGGCTATGGGTCTCCCACAAATTGACCATACCGGTTTGCCTTCGGTCCAGCTGCAACAGGCGGCCGCCTTCGATCCTTTGAATCCCTCAGCAGCGTATCCGGTGGAGTGAAATGATTACTAGTGGGCAAGTCACGGTCGGCACGGGTACCCCGGTACTTATCGGCGGAGCGTATCCAGGGGCAAGCAAAATCATTGTTCATAACAATGACAATACGAAAGCATTATTCCTGGGAAATCAATCGGTGACGATTGCGACAGGACTTCGATTGGTTAAGGAATCAACAATCCAATTTGATCTGTATCCAAATGAATCCGTTTATGCGGTGAGCGATTCCGGTTCTCACACCGTTTCCTGGTTGAGGCAAACAAGCTAATGCCTTACTTCGTTACCGGTGAAGGTGAGGCCGAAGGATGCCCGGGTTACGCTGTCGTCAAAGAGGACGGCGAAGTAATCGGATGTCATACAACGCAGCAAGACGCAATCGATCAAATGGTCGCTATCTCAATTGCCGAAGATATGGAACCGGGCGGATCCTACCGTGAGCTCCCATCGAACTATCGGCCAGCTTTAGCGGATGATGTCCCGGAGGGTCGGGCTTGCGGCAATTGTGTTTTCTATGACGAGACACAAATCCAAGAGGATTTAGCGTGGTGCTCGAGGTGGGAAGCCTTCGTTTCCGGTGCCTACTATTGCAACGCTTGGCAGGGTGAGGAAAGGCAAGCGGATACACCGGCCCCGGAAGCTGACCAGATTTCTGGTAGTGACGTGAACGAACCGGGATCCGCCGGCGGCCCCGGTGGGGATATCGAATTATCGGAGGCAACCGAAACGGCACTTAGAAATAAAGTCTCCGAACATAACGACGAAATGGCGGAGGACGATCGGCCGGATTGGACCCGGGCAACCTTCGGGATGCTAGCCGCCGTATACCGCCGCGGTGCCGGGGCTTATTCGACTAGTCACCGACCGGGCCAGACTCGCGGGGCCTGGGCTATGGCCCGGGTGAATTCTTTTCTTTTCTTGCTTAGAACCGGTTCACCTGAGAACCCTAACTACGTCACCGATAATGATCTTCTCCCCGAGGATCATCCGAAGTCGACACGATCTTTCGAGTCCCGTCAGGTTGAACCCCCGGCCTATATCCAGGCGGCGGCGGCCCGCGGGCTTGAGCTGCGGGCGGAAGGCTTCGGAGGTGACGGTCTCACCGATCAAACGATCCGGGAGGCCCGTTTAATGGCGGATGGGGAAATGTCGGATGACAAAGTGATTCGGGCTAATGCTTGGGCGGCCCGTCACGCTGTCGACCTCGAGGCGCCGTCTAATTCCGATCCTGATGATGACGGTTGGCCGGGTGCCGGTGCCGTTGCACATTACTTGTGGGGAATCGATCCTTTGGATCCCGAACCGGCCCGGGCATGGCTGGAACGTACTGCCGAGATGATCCGCGGCGAAAGGAACATAATGAGTAACGTCGAAATCCGCACCTTTGAGGCGACGGTTTGCGAAGTCCGGTCCGAAGGCGACGGGATGACATTCGCCGGCTACGCATGGCGATACAACGAACCTTCGCTGCCGCTGCCGTTCACGGAGCGTATCGCGCCAGGCGCATTCACCCGGACCCTGAAGTCGAAGAATGATATTCGGGCTTATGTGAATCACGATGACACAATGCTGTTGGGTTCGACGCGGGCTAAGACTCTCCGGATCGAGGACCGTGCCGAGGGTGGTTATGTGGAGATCGATCTACCTGATACCACGGCCGGCCGCGATATCCGCGCTTTGGTTTCAAGGGGAGATATCACCGGAATGAGTTTCGGTTTCTCAACCGTGAAGGATTCATGGTCATCGGACGGC